TGACTGTAGTAATCATTCACCAATCCTGTTGGTTGCTGTGATCCGGCGGCAAACATAGAACCACCGACAACAATCTTCTGCCCTACCGGAATTTCAGTAGTAACCTGTTCTGTTCCAAGCAGAGGTTCACAGGTATAAGTATAATTTGGGGCAGCATAAGTCCTCGTGGAAATGCGATAGGACTGCGGCACATTGGTATTGGCAAGATATTGTGCAGGAATATGCACAACAAATCCAACACGTCCTCCGCCTTTCAAAGAGCGAAGGGTAATGTTATTACCAGCCGCATTTACAGCTACTGCCAAATTCAGGTCAATTGTATCCCAGAAATGACCTTCTTCAAGAACGGTCATTGTTTTTGTGGATATATCAATATACCTTTTTGCCCACATCCAGATGTCGAATGTGCGCAGACCCTGACCGTAGAGTTGCACCAACTCCCCGTAGGTTTGTGGTTTCAGGGTCTCATCTTCGTTTATATAACGCCATGCTGACGTGTAAGCACCACTTCTTACTGATCCTGTCAACACATCATCACCTTTTACTGTACTCATATTTTAATTATTTTCGTTCATAAATCATTTCATCAATAGCGGAGACAAGTGGACTTGCATCTGTCTTTTCTCTTTTAGGCTTTGGAGTTTCCTTATCAAGCTGCTTTTCATTATTATATTTTTCCCGAAAAGCCTTTTCATATTTTCCTTTTAAATAAGTGTCACGGGCTTTCATTATCTTATCCCAATTATCCAAACGAATTTCATCAATAAGAGCTTTCTTTAAATCTTGTCTTCCCTCATCGGTATTGACATTAAATTCTCCTGATAAAACCGCCTGTGTTAAAAATTCGGAATAATCATTCTTCTCATCCGCAGACAAATCAAATTTAAAATTAAACTCATCATCAACAGGAATCTCTTTTATCCCCTCTATTACCTGTGATATTTTTGGTACTATTTCAACACGAATCTTCTCCAAGTCATCCTTGATAGAATCCGCTTCCTGTTGCAATAATGCATTAATATCATCAGGCAAAGATTTGGGAACTTCTATTTCCCTGCCAATAACGGACAACTCCTTTTTTGCCCTTTCAGCCAATCCATAAAACAAATCCTTATCTTCGTCATCTAACTCTTCAAAATTAAATTTCCCACTTTCATCGTAAGCATCTTTGGTGTTTATACCTTCTCTTTTCAGAATATACCTGAAAGCATCCTTAACTTTTGAAGGAGCATTCAGCCCACCATATAGCTTAACCAGATTCATATCATCCATTTGGGAAATATCACTTCTCATCACTTTCGTAAGTTCAGCTTCTTTCCCTTTATATTTTTCATCCTTTGTTAATTGTGCTACTTTATAAGTCTGTTCATCAGGAAAAAAATTCATTATATCATTTGATTTCCTTAATTTATCAACCAACGTAGGATATAATTCCAAATGTTTTTGATATTCAGGCCATTTTGTTAATATTCCTGAATATTCTTTTACCTTATCAATAGAATCAATTTGCAATCCTGTCAACTTATTGAATATTTCAATCTGTTGTTCAGGTGTCAGCTCCGCAGGTTTTTCTTCTGCTTTAACTGGTTCTTCAATAACTGGAGATTCTTCTCCCTCTGACTGTTCATCAGATTTAAGTTCCTCCACTTCCCCGGCAGGGAGTTGTTCCCCGCCTTCAGGTTCATCAGGTTTATCATCTGACTTATCATTTTCCTGTTCCTTTCTTTGTAACCCTTCGATAAAAACATCTATAGGGTCTTTTCCTGTTTCTACTTGTTCTATCGTTTCCATACTATACTTGATTTTTATTCAACACAAATTTACAAAAAATTTATTATGTTTCTTTTTCCTGTGGTTTAAAGTTTGGATCGTTCAATGCTTTCTCCGGAGGGACACCATATTTCAAAATGAAATCAGCCCTGAATTTTTTGTCAGCCATAAATGATTCATGCTGTAATTCAACTTGTTTCGCCTGTGCTTTTTGTTGTTCTATCTGGGCAAGTCCCTCATTTTGCTGTTGAATAAACTTCATCTTCCATTCCCTTGCTTCACGTTTTTTCCTTTTCAGCATCCATCCTAATATAAGACCTATTCGTCTTAAATTCTGACGCTGGAATATCATATCATAAATCTTTATCGCTTCATCAACACTCAATTTTCCTGTTTCATCACCTGTTCCTGCCGTGTCAATGCTGATTTGCAACAAAGAAAGTATTGCCTGTTTGCGTTCATCTATACTGCTTGCTTCTATCTTAATGCCATATTCAACATCCGATTTCTCCGCATCAACAAAAACCTTCATCCGTCTTTCACCTATTACATTCTCATACGATTTTCGTATCTTTTCATTTGTCCGGCAGTAAGTCCTTATCCGGTAACACACATTCACCGAAACATCTTCCTGTAAATCTGTCTGTGAACGAATAAGCCCGTTAATAATAGAATTTGTTCCCTGCAAGGATATTTCCATATTGAACTTAGCCACATTCGGATCTGCCGATTTTCCTGTTGCCACCATAGATATTCCTGATACATCCTCAATTTTCTGCATATAAAAATTCATAGCTTCAAAATGTGCCTGAATATTACGGTACATGTCATTATTTATAGGAATAACAGGAGGACTTGCATAACGGTTAAATCCAGACAGGCTATTACTTTTTTTATAGAGCAGGAATGATGATTGGCGATAAAAAGCAAGAACTTCCATAGGATCAAAACTTCTGTCTTTCCCAATACTTATATTACGAAGTGATCCCAAATCAACAGCCAGTCCATTTCCTACTGCCTGTGCTATTGCATTTTGTGCCTTTATCCATGAAAGGTTAAATCCTTTTATGAATGGCTTCATCTGTTCAATAAGTGCCGGATTAGCAAGGCTTACACCTCGAAATGATATTCTTGGCTTATTATATAAATCTCTTGGAATATATTCTTTTTCTCCCCAATCAAAAATATGTTCTGTCCCAACTACCCATGAACCCATTCTTACAGTCCTATATTCATGTTCTTTCAACTGTTCATTATCCTGCAATTCACCGTTATATTTTTTAGTAAGTTCCTGTCCGAATTTATCCTTGAACTCTACATACTTTTCATTGTTAATATCTACAAACTCATAAACAAAAACAGGTACTTTATAAAAATCACAGGAAAGATTATCAATATCATCCCCGGTATTTCCTAAATTATATTTACCCCATTCTGATTCTACCGGGTTCCCGTACATGCCTGAAAAATTAAAAGCAAGCATAGCCGCCTGTTCATGTGTCATATTCAGACGCTGACGGATATATGATATTTCCTTGAACTGCAATTCATATCCTATCTCACTGTTTTTATAACTGTTTTTTGAAGAAAACTGTAATCCTCCATATTTTATGTCAACATAATTTACAACAATTCTTTTTAGTTCCTTATCATATACTTCCTGAATCATAGCTTTACCATTGGAAAATAAATCTTTTCTTATTTTCTCAGCTACTTCCTTATCCCAATCAGATACATCAAATGTATGTTTCAACAAATCTTCCATGCAGATAGCATAAGGAACTTTAAAACCGCCAGTCACGGCATATAGTTCCAGTTCATCCAGATTTTCCGGTAAAAAGTCCGGTTCTTGCGGTTGTATCCCAACTGCCATCTGTTGCGTGTTTATCCATTTCTGATTCTGCTTATAAAACCACAGTCTGTTTTTTTCATGTTCTTCTGTCCTCACACTGAATGAATCAATGGCATTTACGGCCATCTCATAATACATTGAACGGCTATCCTCATTTATCTTAGTCCATATCTTTGGTGCAACAGACACAGGAGAAAAATCTATTGCTTCCCATGCCTTACGTTTTTCTTCAGGTGTCTGATCTTGCCGAATATCAAAGCCATTGGCATCAAAAGCTGTCGAATCTTTTGGTTTTTCCTGCTTACCAAGTATCCAGTCTTTTACTATATCCATATTTTGACGACCATCAGCATAAGCACGATTTTCATCTATGCTGTTATATGCTCCAACAGACATCCATGAGTTATTAGTAACAAATAGTGAATATAATTTCTCTCCCCATTTACGATGAAATTCCTCTCCTTTGGATTCTGTTGACACCTTTGAATTAGGATAATTAAACCCATCTTTTTTGTATTTTGCCAAATCGGGTTTATTCCTTTTATCGAAACTATAATTTTTATTTTCCATCTTAATAGTAATATGTTTTTGCTCCTAATACTTCCTGTTTCTCATCATCCATTTGATTCCCCCATAACAGGTCGGAATATATACTGTCATCCCCAAGTAATGCCTGCAAATGTGCAGCAAGGCGGTCAAATGCCGTTAATTCTTCCATGCTGTTTATGGTATCTGCCTCT